CGTTTGACATACTTTTTTCGGAGAACTGGATCATCCCAAACACCCGCATCCATTAGTGCCTGTTTTCTTTCAGGACTAATATAAATTTCTTTACGAGTAGAAGCAGGTGCGTGCTCTTTTCCTGATCCGACAGCCGGTCCACCTCTAGCCACACGTTGAGTTTTAGCTTTTGGTGACGGAGTATCATTATCAAATCTTTCAGGTAAACGCCTTGCGGCTCTCACCCTCAGTTCATCCCAATACTCTTCCGTCTGTGGATTGTAACCGTCTTTAGATAAAGCCTGATCAATAGCCATTACAATAGCTGAGTCTTCATCACGACCATTGCTGTCATACCAAGGATTTTCATCCATAAATTGATTAGCGTGATGTAAAACCATTTCATCAACCGTGTTTTCTTGTGGTTTAGGTTGTGACGCTTGTTTTTTTTGATGACTTAAATTTTGCATTTTTGCTAATGCCTGATCACGATATTTCATAGCCTTGGCAACATCTTCTCCGTTGCCTTCTTCTACAGCTTTCGCAATCACTTTATCAGCTAATTCTGCTTCTTTTTGAGCTTGTTGAATATTAAAATCAATATTATTAATTTCACCTTTTAAAGATCGTTGCTCTTGTGCAGTTAAACGTCTTTCTAAATTATCATTACGTTTTCTTAAAAAATCTAATTCTAATTTATCGCGTTTAATTGCGTTATCGCGTCTTTCTTTTCGCTCTTGTTTTTCTTTTCGTCTACGCTCACGAATATTTTCTCGTTCATCATTAGACTCTTGTGCAACAAGTTCTTCAGGTTCATCATCTTCATCTGTTTCTTCAACAGGTGGAGTTTCAACAACTTCAATATCATCCTCAGAGATAGGCTCCTCTGGTGGATCATCTTCAATTACAACAATTTCATCATCGTTTTCATCAACAATGTCATCGTCTTCTTTTCCTAAATTACTCATCTCTTATCTCCTTATCAGATGAATGCTTTAATTTTTAAGGGATCGCCTGTGACTTTTCCAATAATGTCTAAGTCATTAAAAATAACAAACATGGCTTTTTCACCCATAGGTTTTTCGTCTAACGGAACTTCCCACCGATCACCGCCATACTTTGGCACGCGAACAAAGTCACCCTCGTTACACCACTGACCTTCAGGCCAACCATCCATTGTATTTCTATTTTTAAATGCTAATGGACCAATGTTGATAACTTTACCAACTTGAGTATTCCACTTTTCTGTATCTTTGGAATCATTTGTAAGAATAATTCCACCACTTGTTTTACTTTTTGCTGTTCTAATTTGAACCAGAATGCGACTTCCGAAAGGCTGTATTCCCGAATCAGTTTCAGGAAAAGCCTCCGCTAATGCATCCTTATAAGCCTTTGTCACCATGTTTCTCCTCATCCAGAAGTTTTAGAAGTACGTTAATAGAAGCCTCAATACCAGCTACTACACCAACACGATGCCCGTACTCAAAAGCATCGCGCTCTTGTGGATGCTTCAAGGCCGCTTCAGTAAAAGTTGCCTGTTCGACCTTGAGAGCATTCAGAAGTTTGGTTTCAATGTTCATACGTTTCCAGTTCTTTTATACAATTGACGTTGGCCTTGAGTTGGTCCAACGGCACCGCCTTTAGCGTATCCTTTAGATTTCATACCGCCTTTAGCATAACCTTTGGTTTTCATTTTACCGCCTTTGGCATAGCCTTTAGACTTCATGCCACCTTTAGCATAACCTTTACTTTTCATTTTTTTTCTCCGTATATAAATTGTCAAAAACACGATTCACATCCAGAGTATAGTCCAAATCTGATTTACTGTAATGAATATGTTGTGATGGACGAAACTCTGGTGCTCCTTCTCCCAACTCAAACCACGCAGGGTGCGTAACTCTCACACGATTATTAGGTAGAGCTACTATATTACCTGTCCATTGGCCTGCATCCAGAAGTTCTAGAACATGGGACTGCTTATGTTGTGCAGGATCATCTCCTATTTCTGAATCAGTGTAGTCAACAGTGAAGTAATATTTTGCTGGATACAGTTCTCCGTCAATCTTTGCTAACCAAGGACAAGGAGTACATCGGTCCAACACATAAACACTATGAGTTCTTGAAGAACAATCCCACGGTTGTGCATCGTGAGTTGCCATTGGCACAGGCCACTCATCAAATGGCGTATCGCCAACTAATGCTGTTATCGGCATTCTTGCCCACATCGCACCGCCATGAACATTAGGCTCATCAGTGTCGTATGTCTCAGCACCCGTAAAAATCATCTGAAAACTTAAACTACGACACGGTAATGTAGTAACAGCAATTGCCATTGCATGAATAAATTCACCATGAAATTGTTGGTGGTTAAACGTGTATTCTTTACGCACCCAACACTTGAAATGCGGAATATTACTCTGTAAAAAAGCCATCGTTTACGTTTTACCACTATTCGTTATGGGTTTGGATTAATTCCTGTTCCAGTAGATACTGCCACTTTGTCACCCGTAGCCAATTCAGCAGCTGCAAGTAGTTTAGCTGTCTCATTATCAGACGTATTCATTCTTTCTCTAGCCGCAAGTTCTGCTGCTTTTCTATCGTTCTCGTTAGCTTGTTTCATTTGTTCAAGAGCTATACGTTCTTGACGTTCAGCCTCATCATTAGCAATTTTGGCTGTTTCAAGTTGATCATCATTAGCCATTTCTTGAGTTTTAAGTTGTATTTTAGCTTGTTCAAGCTCCATTTTACCTTGAAGTTCCATTTGATCTTGTTGAATTTTCGCTTGTTCGGCTTGTGCTCTCTTGTAGCGTCATCTGAGCAATTTCTAGCGATTTATCTTGTGGCATTGGAGGTTGAGGAGCAAATTGTTGCGCCGCTTCCGTAATTTGTGCCAATTCTTGACCAAAATTCCCTAATTGTTGCTCAATAAACTGTTGAACCTTGTTAATAACAGTAACTTGGTCCTGTGCTTCCTCTTGAATAAGGTTTTGAGCCTGTGCTTGTTGAACAGCCGTGTGTGCTTCCACCAAATAGTAGTTTAACAAGTGATCTCTTAGGTGAATTGCCATAGGATACAGAAAATTAGGCACAATTGCAGGGTTTGAACCCAGTAATGGTGACTTTAAAAACGGCAAATGCGTCAACATATGAGCCAAATGGTCCTGTTCTGGTAAAACATAGATAGGTCTACCCAAAGCTGCAGCTACATTTTCGCTCACAGGGTCCATGTTTTCTGTTCCTGGTTGCTCTAACAAGACTTCAGAGTCAGGAACTTTCATTACTCGTAAAAACATTTCTTCAACTTTACGAGGATCGTACATTTGAGGCATCATTTGAGCACGTTCCATGATCGCTTGGATCTGTGCAAACCTCTGTGTCTCACTAAATATTGCAGGGTCACTAACAGGAACAACATCTAACGGACCGTCAAAGTCAGATGGCTCTACTTCTAGCCCAACGTCATTTGCTTTTATATCTTCTTCAATTAAATACGCACTGTTGATACGATGTAGAATTTTAAAACATCTACTCATGGAAGAATGAAGACGCGAATGAATAGAACTGAACACAACCATGCCCTGTTCAATAAGAGCCATTGTTGTACCCACGGGCATATTCGGATTGGTGTCACTAAGTTTTTCAAATGATGTTTGAACAACACCTTTGCCTGCGTCTACTAAAAAACCCAACAATTGAAACAGTGTAGGACTTGGACCGTTGAACGGTAATGGCATAGCAATCTTGCGTATGTCATCAACCATTGCACCGCCTTCAATCTCAGCAATCTCTGTTGGTTGCAAACTGATTGTCTGACCACTTGGTCCACCTTTTAATTTTAACATGGTGGGAATGTTTTGAATGTGAGCACTGTCCATCAACGCTCGTAATGCACCTGTTGCTGCACCACTTAGACCACCGATCATTTGAGTTAATCCAATCGGATAGGCACCACGCCAAGGAACAAATGGAAACTCAACAATCCAATCCAATTCGTTTTTCATTGCATCGTCTGGTTCCCAGTTTCGATACAGTGACAACGCCTTGTTAGTAGTCTTGTCAATTGTAAGAATATAAGGCTCTAAACCATCGCTCTCTTCAAATTCAATGTAAGTGTAAACTTCAAACAAAGTTCTAAGACCGTCTTCGTTGTAGCTTGTTTCACTTTTGCCCTCTATTTTATCATTTGCAATTGTAGCTTTACTGTATTCAGGGTCATTCGGATAACCCAGATCCACATCAATATACATACCCGACTTTACACGTTGCCCGTATTCCATTTTGGTTATGTATTGAACGTGGGTTTTTCTTTCAGCCGAATAAAAATTAGTAGCTGCAAATGGCAAATACACATCATCAATTGGAATGAACTCAGATATTGGTCTACGGTGTTCATTGTTCCACATAAATTTCATATACTGACCACCACCTAACGGTAGTTGTGTGCTCAGTTGTTCTAACTCAGAACGAAACTCAGGCATTTGCTCAGTAGTCTGCCAATTCATAAACTCAGTTTTACGCCTAGCTTTTTCTACTTTGTCAGGCGTTTGCATTCCGTTGATTTTACTTTTAACTGGGCCTGTGGATGGAAACGCTTCTTTCATAAATCGCGCTGAGAAATCTACACACGCCTGAATTAACATTGGATGTACAACACGATTAGCCCCAGTAAACTGAGCACCTCCAGGTGCATCATCACCCAGACCCGTGCGTTGCAATCCTACTTCGTATTGCTTGTCTCTTTTTTCCCGTGACTCTTTGTCTCTACTAATCTTTTCAACTAAATCACTGATAGCTGTTTTAAGTTTACTCTGATCTACTTCTTCAACAATGTTTGCAAAATGTGCAAGTTTATCTTCTTGGCTTGCTTCCATCTCATCCAATCGGACCATAGCACCGCCATCGTCTGTATCTTCAACTTCAGCAATCTCATTAGGAATAGCTACAGTTTCACCTTGTAGCTCATCGTCCATCATTGTTTCATCAGACATTATATGTCTCCAATATCTGGTCAGCCATCATATTGATTTTATCGGCATCATATGAACCGCCTCTGTTAAATTTTATTATGCCTTCAGCACCTATAAATTTTTCTTCACTATTGGGATTGTAACGCCCACCTACTCTAACATCTAAATCATCATTGGTAAAAGTTACACCACCTTCTATATCACCCAATGTAAAAGAACCTTGACTGCCCAGTTCTCCTAAATTTTGTGCAAATCCTTGCACGCTTAATGATCCATCAATAGATAAACCCGTGTCTCCTAATGGTTTTAATATACCAAGTTTAGCAAACCCATTTAAAAAACCCATAGGTATTTCTTGTGGTGTATACTCTCCAACTTCTTCATCAAACATATACACATTAGCCGTTTTCGCAGAACCTTGAATATCTACACCACCCGTCACTTCAATGTCATCTGTTCCCAATATTTTATTTAAAGCAGTATCAACTATAGAATTTTGTTTTTCTTTAACAGATCCACCTTCTTCAAAACCTTGTTTCTCAAGACCTTTTAAATATTCCCCAGTAATTTCCTGTGTTGGAAGATTGCCTTCATAACCTGTGATAATACTTTTACCATAATAACCAGGACCAAATTTTTTGCTACTACCTGACAAATCATATTTTTGTCGCATTAAATCTATATATTGTGGAAAAGCAGATTCAAAAGGAACAGGAATAAACTCATCATCTAAAACAGTTCCAAACAATTGTTGTGGAAAACCTGGATGATAATCTGGACGATTAGCTGTTGGTGTATCATCTATCTTAAACCCATAAGGCCCAACAGAGTAAGTTGGTATTTCTGGTTCTTGAGACTTTAAACGTCTAGTATAAGAACCTAATAAAGACGGTTCTGTGCTTTCTCTTAATATAGCATCAGCATCAAAAATTTGACCTTTCTTACCACCCAAAGGTCTAGTTTTTGTACTATCATCTTTTGGATTTGCCTTTATTTTTGGATCTGGTTTCATTCCAGCCATCATTTGACCAACACCTTTGCGTTTATCAAACGTATCCATCAATTTCCAAATATTAGGATCTCTAATATCTGCTCCGTCAGGAAAACCAATAAGACTTAAATTGTAATTCATGTCGGCTGCTTTTTCATCCGACAGTTTTCCATCTTTTATAGCTTTTTTAAATTTACGTTTTAACTTGTTAAACACCACAGGGTTACTAATCAGTTGAGTATCAGCACCAAGAACGGTAGTCCAAATAACATTAGATTGTTTATTCTGATTACTTATTCTACTAGCTGCACCTTCATTCATAATCCCCCAAACAGGATGTGACGGATCATTCATTGAACGAATAGCTTCTTCTGGAGAAAGATCATTTCTGTTTTGTATGGCTTCCATTTGCCTAATTATTTTACCAATTTTAGAATAACCAGGACCACCCCCAATGTCTGTTGCACTTCTATCTGCCTGTGTTGTTTTAATAACGCTACCTTCATAGGGTGCTAAAAATTTAGAAAGAGGTTTACGTTCTTCAGTTTCTACTAAACGAGCTGCACGTTTTGCTGCTTCTTTTCTACCTTCAGCAGTCATCAAACCATCTTTATTAAAATATATATTGGTATTGTCAGTTGTTATAGAAGTTGATGGTTTACTTTGAGGAATAGGAGAAACTTTAGGTGCAACACCCATACCCAAAACTGTCTCACCTGCTTTTTTTGCTGGACCTGCTACGGCAGAGGTAACTAATGACTGCCCTGTCATATTCATAGCTGCATTTAATATTTCTTCTTGGGTAGGTTCATAACCTTTACGAACAGCGTCAA